AATTATTATATATTATATATTATATTGTTGTAAAGTAATATTAAAATCGTAATTTATTAGAAATGGCATCTTTAATGGAAATTTTAATGAAAGATTCATATGAATGTATTGAACCAAACACGAATGGCGTAGTTGATGTTTCACAAGTTGATATACATCTGGACATAGAACCGAACCAATTAGTTGAATGTATGAATAATGGTAAAGGTATACCAAAAGAACTTTTACCAATAAACTATGCATTTAATAATTCAACAACCGATGATATAATAGAACGGTTTAATAAATTCTTTGAAAATTTAGAATCGAATGAGAGATTATCTGTTTCCTATGATTTGAACATATTTGACCACTGTTTTGAATGTTCTGTATATCTAAGAGATAATCTTGAACTTATACATTTTAATATTTTTTTCTATTCAGATAAATATGAAGATATTCGTTCTAAGTATGCAATTGAAGTTCAATTTTTGAATAAATATAATAATAATTCATTAATATTTCTATTAAAAAGAATTCTAAACGATTATTTTTTGGATACTGAAACATTAAATGAAACCGACAATATTTGCGATGATACATGTTCAAGCGATACCGATTCAGGAGAAAAATATATTGATGAATATGCGGAATATACATATGATATTGAAGATTCATTAAAGAGATATTCATTTATACCAATGATTAATGAACTTATGTTTGGAAAATCTCAACGATTGAATCTTGCAATGCAAATTATGATTGGTGTAGAATCGAATGAAGATATTAAAATCATAATCCAAAACGGATGTATTGATGAATTAATTAATATTTTTAACTTAAATGAAACTAAAAATGAACTATGTCTATTAATTATTACTACTTTATCATATTTATCTATTAATAAAGAATGTCTTAATAAAATTATAGAAAACAGTACATTTGTAAAAAAATTGTTTTTAAAACTAAATGTAAATAATCATATATTTAAAAGTGAAGCGAATATTTTATGGATAAAAATGAATGAATACAAGCCTGAATGTGTTGCTATGGCACTTGCTTAATACAGGCGAATACATGAGATTACAATTACCTTTTCATACGACTTTTACACAATATTTTACACAATATTTTATACAATAATAATTACTATACTTTATGTATTATAAACAAATATATTAATCTTTACATTAATAATATTTAAAGTAGTATTATAAAATGTTTTTGTAAAAGGTTAAACGTTACGTGCCTTGAAATATAGGATAGACCTATACACCTAATTATTATGAAAAGGATTTAAGATTAAAAACGTGAGATTTTTATTCTTTCTTACATGTAGTATATTTATAGAAATAAAAATTGATGGCTTTTACCACCAATACATCATATTTATAAAAATATAATAATTATTTCATATTGAAATTTAACTTACAATCAAACAATAGCGATTCAACAAATGAGCATTAATTTTGATGATGGATATGTTGCAGATGGGGCTAGTAGTGTACGTATGGTTGATGCCATTTTTCCAGATCCACCTCCGGATGTGGAGATTGACCATATAGATAATATAAATAAAATAGACATCCGATTTGGATATCTGGTATATATTGCTCTTAATTGTACAAGCCTTGATGATCTAAACCCAAAATTAGGAGGTCTTTTTTCCCAATTTTATGTCACCATTATTAACAAAGACGTATTTGATAAGACATATACCTGTCTGTTCCACGAAGATATGAATCAAATCGTAAAGCTGGAAATCATACTAAAACTGTTCCGTGACGATAGCAATCAATATGCTATTCAAGTAAAGAGTTTTAGGTCTAGTAGTGATAGTAATTCAGAAGAGCTATTTTGGTCAATTAATAAGTTTCTTCTTAATGCGGGCTTTAGACGTTTAACTGTTTAGAGCCGATAGAAATCAATCTGCTATTCAAGTAAACAGTACTATACATGGTAATGATTTAGAAGAGATACATAATTTATTTCGGGAATTTTTTTGACAAAGGCTTTGGACTTTTATAGGTTATTACATTGTGGGTTTTAATATTTATATAAAAATAAAAACACATAAAAACACATAAAACACATAACAAACTCTAATTATAAATTTTATATAATATAATCATCAATATAATTATCATGTATTTTATCTAATATTTCAGAATAAACTTCATTTGATTTATTTGACGAATTTTTAATATTACGTTTTTTTATGAAACTATATATTTCGTTACGTGAACCAATAAAAAATCCTTTATGAAAAAACCATAAATCTTCACCTGTTTCTACATTTTTATATTTATAACGGATATAATTACACGTTGATTGTTTACACTCTAAATCATTTATGCATTCAATATTTGCAAAATATGTTTTCATACCACTATTATTCATTACATCTTCTAATTCTTTATATTTATCACCTACAGAAATAATTGTAAATTCATTTAAAGATGATAAATATGATATGACAGCTTGTGGATTTTTAAAAGATACTTTTGCAATATCTATTTTTACAGGATTAATATTATATCCATTTATAAATTTTTTTTCAAAATAAATTATAAAAACCCATGCCATAAAGATAATATTATTAAAATTCATAATTATTTATAAAATTATATAATAATATTAACATTTTGTTTTTATAATATTTTATTTTTATATATAAATTATATATTATATATAAAAAATTATAGTATCAATAAAAATTGATTGATAATATGGTCTATACTGTTATATAATTTAGTATAAATAATATAATATGTGCAATATGAATTTGAAAAATTAATTACTGACATAGATATTGTATAATTTATATCACCTTTAACGTTTTATTTTAATATTTATTTATTTAAATTTGAAATTTGGAATTTGAAATTTAAAATGTTATCTATCGAAGATATTCGTAAAAACATATATAAAGAAAGCGCGAAACCAATTTTTTTTAAAATGCTGTATATCATAAATCCAGATACATATGAAGGGATGTTTGATATAACATGTCCTCGATTTTATTATATAGGAGAAAAAGATGACATTTCGATTCCAGTAAAATTACAAGAGATTTTCTTTTTCCCAAATACGAAACGAGAGTTATATAGACTTTATTTGGATAATCTCATTAAAAATGAGGGAGAAAATAGTCCGATAAAAGTAACTTTAGAAGGAAAAACATTTATATTTTATGTTCCTGGAACATATTATATAAATAATGGAATGTACATTTCAAAAGAAGAAGAACAATTTATCGGGGTTTCTTACAAAAAAACACATGATAAAAATGATAGTAATTTCATGGGAATGTTTCGAGTACATAGAATAAATAAATAAAATAAAAATAATATTTATTACTTAAACGTTAAAAATATTGAAATAATTAAAATAATTAAAATATATATAATCCTATTATAAAAAATATAATGCCTATTATAAAAAATATAATCCTATTATAAAAAATATAATGTGTTATTTTAGTTAATTTTATTATATTAATAATAAAATATGTTTAATATATTATTTAAAACAAAATCTGAATATCAAGAATTATTAGAAAATTTTAAAAATTCTACTGAAAAAACAATTATAGAAAATATAATACATATTAAAAAATATATTTTTAAAAAGTCATCAAACACACATTTACTTCCTGATTGCGAAGAGCTGAAATATTATATAATATTTTTTACAAATAAATATATTGAAAATAAAAATATTGTATCATCACTAAAGTCATTCTCAATATTTATAAATAAAATATATAATATCAATAATTTTATTTTAAAAAAAATAAATTATATTATAAAATTATCAAATAATCCAAAATTAAATAAATCTAATATATTTAAAAAAGAACATCAAAGTATTTTATCAAATATTTTAACAAAAATTGACGAATCATCTAATATGTCAACAATGATTAAAACAATAATTGAACAACTAATAAAAAATGATGATACAAATAATTTATTAAAAGCTTATCCATACTTATTAAAAATTATTAATAGTTGCAAAAAAACATATCCATTCGAATATCAAATAACATCTTTAGAAAAGATTTTATATAAATGCGATAATAACATATATAAATATACCTATTTTTTGTATAAAAATATTGATATTAATAATAAAGAATTAGTTATTAAATTATTAAAAAATTTTAATTTTGAAAATATGCCAAATACAGTTATTGACAATATCGAATTAAAACGCGGATTTATACAAAATTTTATAAATTTAAATAATGGGAAAAACTATATTTTAAAATATCAACCGAACCGTTCAATAATGGAACTTATTATTAATATATATTTAAAACATATCATTCACGAGAATAAAGTAAAAAATAGTATGAATACTTGTCTTAATACAATTTGTAATAATGATAAAATAATTACTACTAAAACAGATATAACCAATGACATAACAAGTGATATAACAACAAAATTGAATAGTAATCCCTTTCTTTTACCAGATTATTTTTTTATAAATAGTGATTGTTCATATTGTTATTTAATAAAAAAGTACGAAACTGATTTATATAAATATTTTTCAATTATATATGAAAATAATGAAATTATTAAATTCGTTGATATAATAAATATTTTAAAATTTATGATTACAGCTATTAAATTTTTATATAATAATAGTATTATACACGGCGATTTAAAATTAGAAAATATTGTAATAAATTATAAAATAGATAATAATAATATATTAATTACCGATTTAAAAATAATAGATTTTGATGTAAGTTTGTTTGAAACTATTCCAGATGTATTAAACCCTATACCTGATGAATTTAATAAAACATTGAACAATAAAAAAATAAGAGGTACAAAAATATATTTATTAAATGATAAATGTATGTCACATAAAAATGACATTTATAGTATGGGTGTAATATTTTTAATAATATTATATAAAAACATCAAAATATTTGCTCTAATCAAAAAAAAAAGTATTGAAAACGATAATTCACAAAAAAAGCTATTTATTAAATGTAATACTTTTTTAAAAAATATTAATACACTACGGAATGAAATAACAATTGACGAGAATAAATATAAAATGTTGGATTTAATATATGATTTTATTAAATCTGTTGAAATATCTAATTTTTATACTACAATAAATGACCAATTTAGGTTTCCTATACTAATCGATTTTATAAAAGATTGTTTAAAAACACGTTACAATATTATAGAATTAGAAGGGAAGTATTCTAATTTATTATCTCAAATGTGATTTATAAAAATAAAAATTGATTGAATAATAACTAAAATGTTATTTGTTTTATTAATTTTAATTAATTTAATCATTCTATAATAGTGTGTTTGAATTATTTTGATTTATTCTGTCTAAAATGAAGGTTTCAATTATTTTTATTATGTATATATTATACACGTATGTATTAAATATATGTTATTCAATAAATATAGTTAATCGTCCGTTTTTACAAAAACATGATAAAAAAGAAAATAAAATAACAATTTTTTTAAAAAATATTAAAACACATATTAAAAAATGTGTTTTTCAAAATGATGTGAGAACTTATTCAAATAATATATATGATGATATATTTTTTGAAGCGCATTATTTGCCAAATGAACCCGTTTTATTATATAAAGAATATAATTATTTATTTAATACGATAATGAAATTTTACAATCATGAAATTTTAGAATAATAAAATTTAAGAATTTATTACTTTTAACAAAAGATATATTATCGAATATATAATAAATATATCAATTATAATTAACAATGCCCGAAGTGGTTGAAATTAGAAAATATGCAGATTTTTTAAAATCAAAATTGAAAAATAAATATATAGAAAAAATAAATATTCTACAGGGTCGTTATAAAAAACATAAACCATTTAATTTATATAAAGAAATATCGAAAGAATTACCATTAAAAGTTATTGATATTAAAACAAAAGGAAAGTTTTTATATATAGTATTTGAAAAAAATTATTATTTATTGTCAACATTAGGTTTATCAGGTGGATGGCTATATAAAAATAATAATATTATTAAATTTCCATTAGAAATGAATTATATAAAAACGGATATTGTTGATTCATATAAAATGCGTTCACTAAATCATCTAAATGTTGAATTTATTATAAGTAATGATAAAGGGTCTATATTTTTTTATGATACACTATCATTTGGAACATTAAAAGGGATTGATTCAAAAGAAGAATTAGATAAAAAATTATCACAAATAGGACCTGATATAATGGATGAAAATACAACATTTGAAATATTTTATAAAAGAATAACTAATAAAAATGTTTTAAATAAGGAGATTGGAATTGTATTGATGAACCAAAAAATAATATCTGGCATAGGTAATTATTTAAGAGCTGATGTTTTATGGATGACTAAAATATCTCCTTTTAGAAAGATAAATGAATTGAGTATGATCGAGTTAAAAAATATTTATAAAAGTGTGCGTTTATTAACATGGGCTGATTATAATTATAAAAAAGGTGTAAAATTAGGAATTATAAAAAAGACAAATAAAATACCGAAAGATTATCAACGTGATTTTTTTATTTACATGCAGAACAAGAATATTTATGGAGAGACTGTTTTAAAGGAACCTTTATATGAAGGTAGTCAAAAAAGGATGATACATTGGGTAAAAAAAAGACAAACTTGAATATAATGTATTAAAACTATTTTGAAACATTATTGTATTATTATTGTATTATTATTGTATTATTATTGTATTATTATTGTATTATTATTGTATTATTATTGTAACACGTTTATATTACATGAATAAAATAAATATATTTTATTAATGTTTTTAAATTGCAGAATTTGTATTTTTAAATTGCAGAATTTGTATTTTTAAATTGCAGAATTTGTATTTTTAAATTGCAGAATTTGTATTTTCAAATTGCAGAATTTGCATTTTGAATTGCAGAATTTAATTTTAAAAATTGTTTAAAATTTGCACATTTCGAAAATTTGCAGAATTTTTAGTGTAAAATATATATACAATGAATTATTGTATAATATTAATAATTATTAAAAATAATTATAATTATTGATATTGAATTGCAGAATTTGCATTTTGAATTGCAGAATTTAATTTTAAAAATTGTTTAAAATTTGCACATTTTTATTTAGTCGGTGAATTATTGTAATAATTTATAAAAATAAATATGTATATACAATAAATATTGTACATGATATTTTTGTTTAAAATGTGCATTTTTTAAATTCCATTTGCGTGTACATATTTGACAAAAAGCGCAAACAACCCGAATCGTCACCTGTTTTTACAACTTTTTTTAAGCAAATTTTAAAAAAGTGCCATAGCTCGCACCGATCCCCCAAATGTACTTCCGTCACCTGACGATTTTTAAGGGCATTGATACTATTTATTTTTGTTTAAATTAAACGTTAAAAATACTCTTAATTTAATTAATTTTAAAATGCTTAGTCGTCACCTTTTAAAATATAAGACTCGTCACCTGTTTTATTTTTTAATTTCATAATTTTTTAACCAAAATGTCATAGCTCGCATCGATCCCCCAAATGTACTTCCGTCACCTGACGATTTTTAAGGTCATCGATACTATTTATTTTTGTTAAAATTAAACATTAAAAATACTCTTAATTCTATTAATTTTAAAATGCTTACTCGTCACCTGTATGACAAAAATACCGAGTTGTGATTCGTCACCTGTTTTGCGATTTCCGTTTGCGTGTGCATTTTTAACAAAAAGCGAAAACAACCCGAATCGTCACCTGTTTTTACAACTTTTTTTAAGCAAATTTTAAAAAAGTGCCATAGCTCGTACCGATCCCCCAAATGTACTTCCGTCACCTGACGATTTTTAAGGTCATCAATAATGTTTATTTTTGTTAAAAATAAACGTATAAAATACTTTTAATTTTATTAATTTTAAAATGCTTATTCGTCACCTGTATGACGAAAATGATGAGTTGCGATTCGTCACCTGTTTTGTGATTTCCGTTTGCGTGTGCATTTTTAACAAAAAGCGCAAACAACCCGAATCGTCACCTGTTTTTAAAACTTTTTTTAAGCAAATTTTAAAAAAGTGCCATAGCTCTTATCGATCCCCCAAATGTACTTCCGTCACCTGACGATTTTTAAGGGCATCGATACTATTTATTTTTAGTAAAATTAAACATTAAAAATACTCTTAATTCTATTAATTTTAAAATGCTTATTCGTCACCTTTTACGAAAAAATGAGATTAAATGCACGTTTTTTTTGCGTCACCTTTTCTTATTTTTTTGCCTTTGCGTGTGCATTTTTAACAAAAAGCGCAAACAACCCGAATCGTCACCTGTTTTTACAACTTTTTTTAAGCAAATTTTAAAAAAGTGCCATAGCTCTTATCGTTCCCCCAAATGTATTTGCGTCACCTGTTTATTTTTACTTTTAACGGTACTACTTTTTTTTGTTAAAAATAAATATTAAAAATAACGTAGTTTTGTGTAATTTTAAAATGCTTACTTGTCACCTTTTTAATAAAAATTGTGTGCAAAGGTGTAAACTAAAAAAATAATTATATAATTAATATTTTTTAAAAATTATACATATTGTCATTGTATATTATACGTTGTATAATTATGTATTAATTAATGTATTGTAATTTAATAAATTCAAATAAATTTAATAAATTCAATGAAGGACAAATAACTTTATTTTATTATGTACTCTTATTGTATAGTCTTACAGTAGTATATTTATCAAGTATTTGTATATTATTTTTAGCACATATTATTTCAAAATTCTCTTTACCGCCGATTGTACCATCCACCGATCTAAATATATTATTTAATGCAAATATTGTAAATTGATATCGATGAGTTCCTTTTGGTGCACATGGGCCAAAATAACCATATGTATTATGATGATTATATCCCATTACAATATTAAATTTATTATAGTCTATACTTGAATAATCTATTTTATTTGATAATATATTTATTCTCGTACTCAATAAAGTACTACCTGAAACGGCTTTTTCAATAGATACAATATTAGGATTTATATAGGGTATATACCAATGAATATAATTATGTGCATCAAGGTCTTCAATGATAAGTGCATAACTACGTGCATTTTTAATAGGCGTCCATGACAATTCGGGATTTATATTATTACCTCCATGGTCTTTACATGCATATTCTTTGTTTTTAAATATATTTTCATCTATATTTAATTTCATAAAGAGTAATTTATAATTATGATAAATATATTAAAAAAATTGATTTTTAATTATTATTATTATAAATAATTAAAAATATTATTTAATAATTTGACTGTATAAGTAAGTTATTGAATATGTCATCACAAAATAATTCAAAAACTGAATCTCAAAATCATATTAGACGAAAAAATAAAAAGGATAATCAATTATCAAAACGAAATGATAGAAAAAAGAAAGAAACTGGTAATATATCAGACTATATAGAAAAATATGATTTACCTGAAGGTGCTTTTAATAATACTATACCAGAAATAAATAAAATATATCTAAAAAAAGAACTCACCAATGATAGTATTTCGTCAGATTCCATTTCACCTCCAGTATCAGATGATGATACCGCAGTGAAAATTAAAAATATACAGTTAAATGATATGACTGATGAATACGAGTATTACGAAAACTATGAAGAGGAAGTATTTGATGATTCTTATTTTGAACCACAAATATATGTAGAACCTAAGAAGAAATAATAATTAAAATTAATAATTATATAATAATTGTTAATTTATTCTAATTTATGTTATTTAACCCTTTACATAAACATTTTATAATACTACTTAAAGAATCGTACACCATGCGCACGATTTTAAATATTATTTAGGTAAAGGGTTAAATATAATCTATAAAATCAAATCTAATCTATCAAGTCTATTCTAATTTATATATTTGATTATAATATTTTACAATATCAACCTCAATCCAAGAATCATATATATCGTTTATTTGTAATAAATTGTCTTTATTAAAACTAATACTTTTTTTATAATAACCATTTGATGTCTTCGCTATATAATCATTGTTGTCACTCCAATTTTCCACGGTTAAATCATCATCTATAAACTCTTTATCAAATGTATTTATATTTCGAATTTTATAAAAACGATTATTACCGTTTAATTTGTTAATATTTACTAATATACCACATGTTTGTCCATTAATTTTCTGTTTAAAGAAATCATTCGTAAACAATTCATTCATTTTAAAATCGAATTTAAAATAACCTAATGTATTAAATGCCACGCAATCATCTATAGTATTGGCTATATCAATCATTTCATGAATAGTCATTTTATTATTTATATGTTTAATATCATAACCGAAAAAGTCATACTCTTTAATAAACAAATATCCATTAATAATAGTAATATATTCATTTAAATTATTAGATGACATTTCACTATTTTGAGTTATTTCACTATTTTGACTTGAATTATTATCGTTAAATTGATTTATTCCATTTAATTGATATGCATTTTTGTTACAATCACTATTATTACGGTCGCTCGTTAAACGTCCAATATGTAAACAGGTGATTTCATTAAAATATGCACTCTTAAATCCAGCATTAAAATATTTCATGGCATAATCCATTTCAAAAAATGTATTTTTACTATCATAATTACCAAGAGATATTATAGAATCTACTCTACAAACTGATGGTCTAAAACTATAATGTGGCCAATATGCACTACTCATACCTTGAATATCATGTTGGTCTTTAACATGTAATAAATAATCATCAGCACCACCTTCAATTTCAATTCCGCCAACTAAATTATATGAATCGATAGTTTCACCATAACATTTATTAAACAATATTTGATTAATATTATATTTATTCCACTTTTCTAAGGATTCAATTGAACGGGTTATATAAAAATCTGGTTTTAAAAATAACCAATCATCCTCAAGATGAATCCAATATTTTGGACGTGTCTCATTTAATAAGTTCCATATATTATTCATGCTATTTAAATGCCCCTTTTCATCTTCTTTTTTAAAATAAAATTTAAAAAATGGATATTTACGCAACATCTTTTCACGGTCATTACTTGATGAATTATCATCAATACAATAAAATTTATCAATCAAACCAATATCCTTACAACATGTTATAAACGAATTTATGGTTTTTACAAATAAATTATATCTTTTACAAGAAGTTATTGTTAATAATATATTACATTTCAATTTATTATTAGACTGTTTATTATTTGAAATTGCATTATTTGAAGCTATATTTGAAGTTATATTTGAAACTATTTTATTTGTAAATGCATCATTTTTATACCATGACGTTAAAATTTTAAGACTATTTTCAATAATAATTACATCTTCGGGAATAATTCTTTTACCAAATGTTAAATATATATTTTTTACATAATTCATATATAATTCATTTAATTCCAAATCATTATCAATAATATTATTAATAGATAATCCATGTATTTTGTCTAAATAGAACTTAAAATTACGTAACAGTGATAATCCAATATCAATATTGTAACAATTATATTCTTTAGAATTTTTAAATAAATATTTATAAAAAGTTATACCTAACTTATATTCACCCACATAATATAAAATAATAGTCATCTCATATTTTAATAAAAATAAATATACATCCCTAACTGAAAATAGTTTTTCATTTAAATCAACTTTTAAATCAGTAAAATTATCGGTATTAAAAAACATTTTAAAATAACCATACGCCATTTCATAATATTCAATTTTACGGAAATATGATATTATCTCATACAAACATTCTAAACGTTCTTTATCTGCTTGAATACCGAGCGACCAGTAATATATTGCTTTTTCGGGTTCATTAATATCCATATATTGACGTCCTATCATAAAATAACTATAATATACTTCTTGATTCCATCCCTTTAATTCAGCTCTTTTTTTATACCATTCTATGCTCTTTTCTTTCATTCCAGCATCTCTATAACTCTGAGCACAATAAAATGCATATCGTACACCGATAGGACTACCATTTTCTTTTTCATATGCCTTTTCTAATAATAATGCATCATTATAATATTTATTGGGGTCTCTACTACGTGCACCTGTTTTACCTGAATCAACAAAATAATCACCTTCAATCATACCAACATCATTATTTAAATCTTTATCTATACAAATAATATATTCATGTAAAACACCCTCAAATTTCCATTTTAATTTATTATTTACCATTAATATACGTTTATAAACAGTTCCACTGCCAAATTTCATGAAATATGCATCATGCGTCAATCTCCAATCACATTCGATTGTACCATGAATAATATCATCTGCGTCAAAAATAAATAAATAATCACTATTCGTATTTTCATGTGCGTGTTTTAAGGCGAGTGTTCTATTATGACCAAAATCCTCCCATTTATCATTAAATATCTTGCCTTTAATACCTTTTTCTTTAAAAAAATCTTTAATGATAGATATTGTATTATCAGTTGAACCTGTGTCGGATATTACATAATATGATAATTTAATATGAGAACAAATGTTTTCAAGTGTTTTTTGAATTACATGAGCTTCATCTTTTACAATCATATTGAGACATATTGATTTTTTAGACGACATGTTTGATTAAAATTTATATATAATAGTAAATTAAATTTTAAATTTAATTCGAACGGAAGCGAAATCTGTATTTATAAGAGTGTAAAATAAATTATTTTACACAAGTATTTAAAAGAGTATTTTATTATGAATAATGTTAAAAATATATACAATATACAAATAATATACAAACAAAACATGGAACATGTATTAAAACTATTATGTGTGAAATGATATCGGTATGAATGAACTCTATATATTTAACGTCTACGAGCTACTACATCACAAAGAAACTGTCCAAAAATAGCTAATTCTGTAAGCCTCATTTGTTCAGGAGTCTCATCCGACCGTAACTTTGGTTTATGAGCTTTTCTACGATAGATTGCTTCATCCATAACATCAATAATATCTTGATATTTTGGATTATCAGATACACGGCAGACTAACACCTTTTTAAGATTGTCAAACCTTTCTTCAAAATAAGGATTTGACCGTCCCAATAAACGATTGCTTATGATACGGACTACCAAATATGCATCTAACAAATTGCAACCTAAAAGATTACCTTCGCGAAGAGGAATTGATAAACCAAATGATTCAAAATGTATAGACATTGTTTCTTCAAGGATGTCTTGGTTATTCTCGTTGAATGGTTTTGACCCTTGTTTTACACTTTGTTTCATTTGATTTATTGACCAGTTATATCTCTCTTGATAATGTTCATACAACCTTTTTTTAATTGAGTCAATATCTTTTTCATTGTGTAAGAAAAATTTTCCCAATACAGACTTATTCCATGTTTCGACAGAAACACATCTTTCACTCATACTGTCCCATGAATCACTCCTTAAAAAATATTTTAAGTAGTAATCGGCAATAGACTCAAACTTAATGAACAACAGTAGATTAAAATAACTCTGGTCATTAAAGAGTTTATTGCACTTAGATAGAAAAGAACCATCTTGTTTAGGTATTTTCCCCATAATGAAATCAAAAAGACGATACATGACGGGATCTTTACGGATAGATTCATCTCTTTCATCACAAAACGCTCGAGTAAAATATTCCGCATGTCTATTATATGGATCGTCGTGAAAAATTGTGTTTAACGCATAGGCATTTAACATTTTTTCAATGAATTCATCGAAAGAACTCCTTCCGCCATAAATAAACTGTGCTGCATAATGTAATTTAACGAAAGAACCTTCGCGACAAATATATGTAAAAATGTCCTCAAAATATTGAAGCATTTTTACATGTATAGGATTCGTCGTCTGTAAGTATTCGTCGTCATAATCCCAATTACGCCAAAACTCTTCAAAATCACCAATAGAAGTGATATAGTCAAGTGCCAAAATGAAAGCTTCTTGATCAGTTCCTATTTGAAGAGTCTTGATATCACAATGGTCTTTCATTTGTCCTTCCGTAAAAGGAGGATATAAAATGAAAAACGGATGTGACAATTGTATATCGACAACGATTGGTTCTTTTCCAAATTGCCTAATTGTAAGAGGTACTGTGGTAGACGGTTCCATTGAAGATTCCATTTTAATAGGTTAAAATATGTTTATTCGAATGTACGTTTAATAGCTTTCAACTTTTTAAATTATATCACATTAAATACTTTAATAAAATAGTTATTGTTAAAAAATCTTAATAAATTATCCATCAATTTTTATTATTTTATAAAAAATAAGATAAATTATGAATAATATAAATAATATTTATTCAATACATAATCAATACATAATCAATACATATTCAATACATAATCAATACATAATCAATACATATTCAATACTTATTCAATATTTTTAAAATTGTACATAAATTAACATAAATAATCTTAAAATACATAATACCTAAAAACACTGTTTTTAGATAGGCCCCCAAAAGTCCTTTTCCGTCACCTTTTATTAAAAAATGGCAAATCGTCATAGCTCGTCATTGATGAAGTTCATTTTTTAAAAACAGGTGACGTATAACATATTTTATATGTCATTGTAAAAGTATAATATTAAAAATAAATTATAATACAATAAAATAACAAATAATTATTACAATATTACATTTTTTTACGTCACCTGCAATTTATAAATTTTGCTTAATTTTATATAAAAGGTGACGAGTATGATATTTAAATTTTAAAAAAATCGTGAATTTATGAATTTCTGAAAATCAAAGCTCATTCTTTAAAAAATTTGTTTAAAAATATCACATTTAGGGACGATTTTTACAATAAAAATAGTATATTACAAAAAACATATTTTTCATCAATGATTTTACAATAAAATAATTTTATACAAACATCAATAAAATCAAAAATGTGCAAATTTTAAACCAAAAAACGTCCCTAAAAAAATATGAATTTTAAAAAAATTTTTTAAAAAAAAAAAATTTGAAAAAAAAAAATCGGCGTTTCGGAAAAAACTTTTTCAAAATGCACTTTTTTTTTTGGGACGTTTTTTGGTTTAAAATTTGCACATTTTAAAAATTCATTGATAAATTACATTTTTAATATTATTGATAAATCATTGTATATTTTTATTAATTTTGTGAGAGTAAAAATCATTGTATAAGTGTCCAGAAAATGTGCTGTTTTTTAAACAATTTTCAAAAATCGTCCATTTGGAGCATTTTTTAAAAAGTCAGTTTTTTGGTTTAAAAATTGGTTTAAAAAATATATCAATGTATTTTTTAAATATTTTTTAAAACACCTATAAATTACCAACAAATATATAAAATTGTAAACCAGTTATTGTAATTTTTAAAATGTGCAAATTTTAAACAATTTTTGAAAAAAATTCTGCAATTCGAAATATAAATTCTGCAAATTGCATTATAAATTCTGCAATTCGAATTTATCAATAATATCAAATTATAATATTAAAAATAATAAAAATATACAATCTATTAACAATATATGTAAATCCAAATTATAAAAGTATTGGACAATTAAAAATGTGCAATTTTTAAACAATTTCTAAATTGCGATTCTGCAATTTGAATTTATCAATAATATCAAATTATAATATTAAAAATAATAAATTAATCAATATATAAACAATACTTTTAAACGTAAATATAAAAGTATTGGATAATTAAAAATGTGTAATTTTTAAACAATTTCTAAATTGCGATTCTGCAATTCGAATTTATCAATAATATAAAATTATAATATTAAAAATAATAAAGTATATATTATATAACCAATATATAATCAATAGTTTAAAAAAATAATAAAATTATAGAAGAATATATAAATAATAAATAAATATTTATATATAATAAATAAAATTATAAAATAAAGTTAATAACCTAATAATTTACAATGATTATACGTATCATCTTTTTTTTTATTATAAATGTTTTTAATTAAATTATTCACGTCAGTTTGGTCAATTTTATTAGATTTATATTCTTTATATTTTAAATTCGCTTTTTTTATTTCAGTATTTATTACGTCAAGGTCTAACTCATGATTATTTCTTTCATATATCTCGTTTTTAAAATTATTTAATGAATATACCAATTTTTTCATAGTTTTTTTAACAATATCTTTTACGTCCATTTTTTCAAATTTATTATTATTACATACAAGACCATTCTCAGTAGTATTATCAATTAATACATTTAAATTTACTTCATTTTCCAATATGTTTTCTAAAGTAGTCGTAAATTTATATTTTTTTAATAATAATAATATTTTTTGTTTATCATCAATATGTGAAGTATTCCAATCATCATCAAAATTTATAATATTTATAGAAAGATTGTTATTTACAATATTAACATTATTATTTATAACACTATTATTTATATTATTATTATTTATATAACACAATGGATTTTTATTTGAATCATTATTTTTTATATTAGAATATTCTATATCAATATTAGAATTAACTTCCTCATCTTCAACATAATTATTATTAATTTCACTATTTGATACATTCGATTTATCATTATTAACCGATTTATGACAACTCTGATTGTGTCTTTTTAATGAAAATACATTTATAAAGTTTTTATTACATATATCACAAAATGTTTTTTTTTGTTCAGTATAAATTCGCGTTAAAGAGAGTTCATATAAATCTTCATCTTCATACTGAAATGAGTCTAATGTTCTTTCACATATTTTAACTCTTTCTAAATGTTTTTTCATTGTATTCTTTTGATAACATTTAAAAAAACATCTTTTACATTCATAATAAGATTTTTTATCGTCCATAATATATAATAATATAAAAAATGTTTTATATTATTTTTTTAGAAAATAGAATAAATAATATAAAGAACAATTTATATAATAAATATATATTTGTATAATGCATTTCTCTTTAATAAATACACTATTTAATTTTGTTTTATTGACATCAAAAAATTATAATATTGATGAATCACATGGTATTAAACATAGCATGGATGTTCATTATTATGCATCAAAACTATATGAGTGTGAACTACCGTTAAATCCAAAATTATTAAAACATGATAATATAATATTTACATCAGCAATAATACATGATATGTGTGATAAAAAATATATGGATGAGAAAGATGGTATAAATAATATTAAAGATTTTTTAAATAATAAACTCAATAAAGACGAGATTAATGTTGTATTAGATATAATATCAACTATGTCGTATTCTACAGTAAAGAAAAAAGGTTTTCCAGACTTAGGAGAATATCAACACGCTTATCATATTGTGCGAGAAGCAGATTTATTAGCAAGTTATGATTTAGATAGATGTATAATATATCAAATGTTAAAAAGTAAAAGTAATTATGAAGATTCAATTAAAATAGCGATTGATTTATTTGAGAATCGTGTTTTTAAATATAATAATGAAAAATTATTCACAACGAAATATGGAAAATTAATGTCGAATGAATTGCATAAAGCATCTATAAAAAGAATAAATACTTTAAAAAAATTTTATAAATTGTAATTATCTCTATTTAGAGCAGTGCACATGGTATACGATTCTTTAAATAGTATTATAAAATGTTTATGTAAAGGGTTAAAAATTTAAAAAAATTGATAATTTTTAATACATAATCATACATAATCATACATAATACAACAAAATAAATAATATTTATATGTAATATTATATGTAATATTATATAAATATACTTTTTTATATAAAAATACTTAAATATATAATAGATAATACATAAAATAATGTTTTATATAAATAGTTATTTACATACGTATATTAAACCATCTAATATTGATATATTAGATTGTTTAGAGAATGGCGAATTCAAAAAAGAGAATGACGATAACATAAAAATAAATAAAAAAAGGATAAAAACCTATGAAAAATCAAATGAAACGTTTATACAATCCTTTTTTCCGTCAATGATTAATTTTGAATATGATAATAAAGAAGAATTAAATGACTTTAAAAAACAAAAAATTAAATCTAAATCTAATATAATTGATAACATATCAGATATGTTGAAATATTATACAAATTTGATAAAAAGTAGTATTATTAAAAAAAATGATTTAATAAAGTTAGATACAATTACTACAACAAATACTACAACAAATACTGAAACGAACGATATTTCCCCCTATCATAAAGATGATGAGAATAATTTAACATCTAAAGTAAAAATAATCGGATATAGAAAGTCAAAAATTAAGTTTTCAAATACCGATGGAAAACCCGCGACGTTATTATTATATCATCCAAGATATTATGCGAGAGAATAAATTCAAAAATATTTTATGTTTAGAAAAACATTTGAAACAAATTTATAATTATAATATAACACGCTATTACTATACATGTATATAAAATATTTATATAAAAATATGTATATAAAAATATGTATATAAAAATATGTATATAAAAATATGTATATAAAAATATGTATATAAAAATATGTATATAAAAATATGTATATAAAAATATGTATATAAAAATATGTATAT